GTATGGACTGCTTCGTCGTTCTTCGCATTGCAGACGGAGCATTCGTGCCAGTGAGTTGCCTCATCTTTGCTCCATTCAGTCGACCATTTATGACCGGTGCTGGAGATCTTGCCGTCTCCGGTTTTCCATGTTTCGAGATCTTCAATTACATTTTTGCCCTCGGAATCGGAGAAATTTTTATTGCATGCAGAGCAAGTCCAGTATGCCTGTACGCCGTCTGCCGTGCAGGTGGCTTCAACAGCGTTGATTTTGCGCAGGTTCTGACCATGCTTGGCTACATCGATCGCTATCTTGACGCTGTCATGATCCTCAATCACGGTCTTGCCTTCGGCGTCAGAGAACCACTTGCCGCAGCCCTCATCCGAGCACGTCCAATATCCGATGTTGCCTCCTGCAGCGCAGGTGGCATCCTTGGCCTCGACGTGCGTCAGCGTATGGCCCTCAACGGAGGTGTTGTAGAGAGAGGAAACTTCATCTGCGCTCAGGATCCGATTGAAAATCTTGATCTCGTCGATGGTGCCGACAAAGCCGTCACGCATCGCCCAGCCCTGACAGCTGTTTGCAGACGGTTGATTTTCACCCGTATTTGCAGCATTTTCATACTGATACCAACGTCCGGCGGGCTGACCGACTTGGAAGTAGCCAATCTCGCCCAGGGTATCTGCGGCGATGCTGACTTGCTGCACCAGCTGACCATCGAGATAGAGACTCAATGTATTCGCTGTGCCGTCCAGCTCACCGACAACATGATACCATTGGCCGATCTGCTTGTCACCGTAATGCATGTAATTGCCGTCCGTTGGAATCGTATAGGTCGTAGTGTCCGTGATTGCAAGCTGCTCATAGGTCTTCTCATCGATCACGCCGCTGCCGCTATAAGGTTTTGCAGCGGTGAAAGCAATCGCAAACTTTCCATCCATGCGGCGATCCTGTCCGAGAATGCCGCGTGTTTCAAATGTGCCCATCGGACGCCCCTGCTTGTCATAAATGCCAAGGATGGACATTCTGTGGCTGTTTTCAAACGCGGCGTTCATCCAAAAGCTGATCGTCAGCTTCTTCGTGGCGTTGAGCTGTGCAGAAAGCCACGCGGTGTTATCTTTGGAGAGCGAGAGCTTGGTCTGCTTGACGTGGCTGCGGCCATCGAAGTAAAGCGATCTGTCGGCCTGATTTTCCTTGTTTGCAGCCGCAGAAACATAGGCGCTCGTCTCTGCATTGATGTCGTTGCCGCTGTAATCCTTGACCGTTCCGGTCTCGTCCATCTTCAGATAAACGATGGGGTCTTCCTGTTCTGCGAGCGTCTCGCCGGTATAGCTGCCGAAGGTTCGCTCGCTGCTTGCAGCAACCGCACCCGTACCGGTTTCGGCGCTCTCTGCCGCGCCGCCATTATAGAGCCTCGTGACCTCACTCTGGGTCAAGCCGCCGGCGTAGATGCGCACATCGTCTACCAGACCGGTCAGACGAGTACGAACGTTGCTGTCGATCCAGTTGCGGTTGATGTAGCCGCCGATCTCAAAGGCGCTGAGGATGTCGTCCTTGGTGTTGTTCGCGCGGTTTGCAGAATTCACTGTGACGTAACGAGATCAGTGTCAAAAATGACGGAGATCGAGAGACGGGGCGGGAAAAGGTGGGATAAGCCGAAAAAGGCAGGGAAATCAAGGGATTGCAGGGGCGGTAAGTTCTGAAAACCGCCGAAAATTTGAGCCGACGCCACGACGGCGACGCGCACGTTCCGTGTCAATCACGACGGCCGCGCGACGCTGATCGGGCGTCTTTTTTCGTCGTCGGCGCGTTTCTAACGCTTCGGGGCGTTCGCGTTTAACGCTGGGCGTTCGAGCGTTCGGACGCGCGTTAGAAAACGGCGAAAGCCTTGCAAACACTGGGCTTTTTCGCGTTCGAGCCGCCGAGCGGGAGCACTGCCGGACGCCGCCGTGCGCCGCCGCCGCTGAACGCCAGAGGTGCGCCGGGTGCGCCGGTAGGTGCGCCGGACACAAAAAACGCCCGAAAACCAGCATGAACACAGGCTTTTCGGGCAAATACAGAACAAACAAGGCAGACAGCCTGCACGCGTCACCGCGTCGGCCGTCTGCCTTTTGCTATGTATAAGTATGCAATATATACAGATATTATGCAATTATCGCCGCGGCCCCGGCCAGAAGACCAGGAACGTCACTTTGCCGCGCGAAACTGTTCGCCAGCGAGGGCATCGGAAGCCATGACGATGGCTTCCGCACGGCGATATATATCGCCGAGAATGATCGCTTTGCCCGCTTCGTCCAGGCCATCCCATAAGCAGCCCACTTTGAGGGCGTCGTCGCTGATCCCGCGGATCGCGTCGGCGTCCTTTTCCGCTGCCTGGCCTTCGCCGGTTAGAATGTATTCCATTGACACGTTGAACAGCTTCGCAACCTTGTATAGCTTGTCAGCTGATGGTGCCGCTTTATTCCAGTTGCGAATACTGCCCTGCCCGAAGCCGAGTTCCCGCTCCACGCTTGCGATAGTATGGCCGTTCTTCTCCGCGAGGGAACGAACACGTTCAACAATACCCATAGAATCCACTCCAATTTAATTGACCAAAATCCATTTTACATCTTGACTAATGGAACGTATTCCATTATACTGTGAGCGTGGCAAGCAAACACGACAGCCACGGACCGCGAAACAGTATAGCAAAAACCCGACACAAAAACAAGACAAATTAACATGACACGGAAGGAGAAGTTCAAAAGATGGGAAATGAAGCCTTCACCGAAGCGCAGGAGAAGCAGATCGTCGAGGTGATCCGCGCGACCGTGGCCGAGGTGCTGCGGCAGCAGGAAGCGCAGAAGCGGCGCGGCGACACCGAGTCACAGGCACGCGTCGCCGCGCACATCGAACGGCAGCGCGAGCAGCTGGAGCAGATCAGAGCGGAGCAGGCCGCCGAACACGGCGACCCGATCCGCGCGATGTTCTACCGCATGGGCGCGGAGCTGCTGGGCGACGAGATCACGGCCACACCGGCTCGGTCCCCTGCGTCCACGCAAGCACATACACCAGTTCGGACCTGTCTTCGCCCCGCCGCTCTGCGACGCGAAGCAGCACCCAGCCAGCGTCCAGGTATTTGTTCGCGGCATAATCGTCGGCAGCTTCAAAGACCTGGCGCACATCGGAAAAATCGAAATCCATGAGATCACCCCCATGGGAATTGTAACACAAACATGACAAGGAGGCAAGGGCATGAGACGGATCAAGACCTACAAGAAGTGGAGCATCTGGAGGCTGACGGCGGCGGAGGCCATCGACGTGGGCGGGCGCTTCGCGGCATTTTTGCCGGAGACGGACCCAGGCGCGATGGACGAGCCGGAGTGGGCAGCGGACAGCGTGCAGGAGCTGATCGACTTCATCGACAGCTACGAGACGTGAACGCGGACGGATGGTACAGGCCGGAGGGCTACGGCGGCTGCCGGAACTGCATGTTCCGCGGCGAGGGGCTGCCAATGTGCCGGAGGGCCGCAGAGGCAAAGGCCAGCATCCCGGTCTGCCCGTTCTGGCAGAGGCGGGAGCAGGAGAAAGGAGACGAAGATGGTAAACCGCAGGAAGGTATTTGTGCAGCAGTTCTCTGATCTGCTTCGCAGCGGACGGCGCACGGGCGTCGAGCGGCTGGAGCTGTCGGACAACGGCAATCTGGTGACGATCTGCTTCGAGGGGGGCGGACGCCGCGAGGTCAACGTAGAATGCGACAGCGAGGCGGCGCTGATCCTGGACGTGATCCGCCGCGTGCTGTACTAAGCCCACGCAGGGCAAGGCCCAGTCCCGTGAAAGCCGGGACCGCCCCTTCGGGGGCGCGGCGCTCATGCCTGCTGAAAGGAGGACACATTATGGAGAAGTACAAACCGGAGCCGGGCTACCGCGAGCCGTACACCGAATACGGCATGGAGATCGTCATGTTCTGCGCGAAGCACTGCCTGACCAAGAAGGCGCTGGCCGCAGAGGCGGGCATCCCATACGACAGTCTGCTGGCGACGATCAAGGGCCGCCGCAGCGGCCACAACGTCAAGGCCGCCGTGGCCCCCGTCATGGCGCGCTACGAAGCGGCTGCGAAGAAGCAGCGGGGGAAAGGCAGGGGTGCGTAAATGCAGAGCTACATCAGCACCAGCACCGCAGCCCTGCTGACCGGCGAAGCCCCCCAGCGCATCCGCGAGAAGATCGCGGGCGGCGTCTATGAGACCCGCAAACAGCGCGGCGACCGCGGCGGCGGCAACGGCGGCGAAAGCTACCAGATCGCCGTCAGCAGCCTGCCGGTGGAGGCACAGATCATCTACGCCCAGCGCGGCGGCGTGATCAACGGCCCGATCAACGACGACTGCGATCTGGCGGGCTACCACGCCCGCTTCGGCGACAACGGGATGCGGGAGCTGCTGGGCAAGCAGCGGGCCGTCCTGGAGGGACTGGCGATCCGGAAACTGAATCCGGAGGACGTGGTCGAGCAGCTGGCGGCGCTGGCCGAGGACCACGGCACGAGCCTGCGGACGCTCTACCGCTGGATGGACGCCTACGAGGCGAAGGGGCTGCCGGGCATCATGCGCGCGGTGAGCCGCAAGGACAAGGGCACACGGCCGAGCATCTGCGCGGCTGCCTATCAATACGCATACGGCCTGTACGCCGACAAGGTGAAGCGGACGCAGGCCACGATCTACAACAAGCTGGTGGACAAGGCCGCCGTGCTGGGGCCGGACGCCTGCCAGAAGTGCATCTTCTGCGAGGGCACCGAGGCCCGCGCCCGTCTGATGGAAACGGGCGAGATCAATCACTACCCGCCCTGCGCGGAGCCGGTGAAGGCGGGGATGCGGGTACCGGAGTGCAGGCAGACGCTGTCGCGGATGCTGGCGGCGATCCCGTCCGACGAAGTGACGCTGGCCCGCCGCGGCGTGAAAGCCTGGAAGGACGACCACATGTTCATGGCCCTGCGTGAGAAGCCGCAGCGCGTGAACGAGGTCTGGTTCGGCGACCACCATCAGTTCGACTGCTTCGTGCTGGACGAGACCGGCAAGCCGGTGCGCCCGTGGCTGACGGCCTGGTACGACGCCGCGACCGGCTGCCTGGTGGGCTGGGTGCTTTGCACCAACCCGAACACGGAGACGATCACCGAGGCGTTCATCCGCGGCGTGGCCCACACGGAACACAGCCCGTTCTACGGCCTGCCCGCCCATCTCTACATAGACAACGGCAAGGACTACCGCAGCAAGACCTTCGAGACCGGCCTGATGGGCGAACACGACCTGGGCTATCTGAACTGCAACATCGCCAGCAATAGCGTGATCCAGCTGTTCAACGTGACGATCCACCACGCGCAGCCCTATCACGGCTGGGCCAAGACCGTGGAGCGATTCTTCGGCACGCTGGAGGACATCTACATCCGCGACGCGCCCGGCTGGTGCGGCGGCAGCCCGAAGGAACGGCCGGAGGACTTCTCCCGCGACCTACGGCGGCAGCTGGAGCATGGGCAGCTGTGGACGATGGACCAGTTCTACGAATGGCTTCGGGACGACGTCTTCCCCGCCTACCACAACCGGCCACACGAAGGCCACGGCGGGCGCAAGCCTATCGACCTTTACAACACCCTCCCCCGCGCCCGCATGGATCAGCCCAGCTGGGCGATGCTGTCGGTGGCGCGCATGGACATGGCCGAGCGCAAGATCACGCAGCGCGGCATCAGCTTCAAGAAGAAGCTCTACTGGTCCGACGAAATGATCGGGCTGGCGGGCACGGACGCCGTGATCCGTTACAGCCGCAGCGATCTGTCCAGCGTGTCGGTGATGGTGGACGGCAAGTTCCTGTGCGAAGCCGGTCTACACGAGACCTTCTCGCTGGTGGGCGAAGACGAGGAACGCGTGGCCGCGCACGTCGGCAGACAGAAGAAGCAGCTGCGCGAGACCAGACACCGCATCGCCGTCGCCAGCCGCAGCGTCTTCTCCGACGATGTGGACGCCAGCAAGAACGCCGGAACGATCACGGCCATCGAGTACGAAAAGGCAGCCAAGGCCAGAGCCAGGAAGCAGAGCCAGCCGCCGCGCAAGCCGCGCGACGACAACAGCGGCGATGTGGTGCGCTCCATGTTCGAGGCGATGGGCGAGGAACTGCTGCGCAGCGCACGATAACGCGCGACATCTGTGACAAAAACGAAAGGAGCGGACCCCATGAACGAACGCGAAAACGAGTACCGCGGATGCAGGCTGCACCGCTATCTGGTGGCCGAGGCCACCCCCGCCGAGCGCCAGGCGCTGCGCGAAGCGATCCAGCGCGTGAACACCGAGGGCGCGACGCAGATCGTGCTGCTGTCCTGCTACGAGGTTGACACCATCAGCCGCCTGGACGCGGCCAAGCTGCGCAGAGCCGCCGAGAAGCGGCGGGCGCGGAGAATCCGGCAGCTGATCCAGACGGTCTGCTGCTGGCTGTCGGCGGCCTGCCTGTTCATCGCCTGGGGCGTGGCAGGCAGCGTGGAGTGCGGCACGCGCCCGATGTGCTGGGCCACGGCGCTGCACATGACCGGCTGGATCGCCGCCTTCGGCATCTTCGCCTGGATCGGCGGTCTGATGGACCGGTAGACCCCAAAAGGCCCAAGGCCCAGCCCCGTGAAAGCCGGGGCCGCCCCTTCGGGGGCGCGGCGCTTACAGCCACAAACGAAAGGAGTGCTGACACAATGACGAATCTGGCAGAGAATCTGGCAACGACCACCAGCCAGGGGGACCTGGCACGCGAATTGCAGCGGCTGCGCGACGCGGAGGGCGTGACCTTCGCGGCCATCGCCAACAAGACCGGCATCAGTCGGTCGGCCATCAGCCAGCTGGTGAATCAGGGGCTGCGGATGAAGCCCGAACACGAGAAGAAGCTGTGGGACGCCGTGAACGAGATCAAGGGCACGGAGGAACGGCTGGGGCCTGACGTCCCCGTCGCGCCGATCCACTTCAAGACGCGCATCGAGCTGTTCGAGACGAAGGAGTTCAAGGAGTGCATGGGCTGGTGCAACTACGTCTGCAGCAAGCGCAAGATGGGCGTCATGGTGGGCCACCCTGGCAGCGGCAAGACCACCGTGCTGCGCCACTTCGCGCAGACCCAGCCTGGTGTGCTTTACATCGAAGCCTGGCCGCAGATGCGCGTGGGCGATATGCTGGAGGCCATCGCGCGGCCGCTGGGCCTGTCCCTGCGCGGCAACAACTACCGCAAGACCCAGGACCTGATCGCCTACCTGTCGGGCCGCACGGACGTGCTGATCGCGGTGGACGAGGCCGAGTATCTGGCAAAGTGGGACGTGGACAAGTTCGAGGTCCTGCGCAAAGTGTGGGACAACACCGGCACGCCGGTGATCCTGTGCGGCACGGACGTGCTGGAGGGTATGCTGACCCGCGGCCGCGGCCGCCACGACAACCTGGCGCAGCTCTACCGCCGCAAGGTGGAATTGAAGCTGAACGGCATCGGCCAGGCCGAGGCGCGCACGATCCTGCGGGAGTACAACGTGAGCGACGACGCTGCCGACGCTCTGGCGACCATCGCCGCCGACGTGAAGCACGGCGGCATGGGCACCTTCGTGGAAATCCTGGACATCTGTCTGGAAGCCGCCGAGGGCGGGCAGATCACCGGCGACATCCTGGCAAGCGCCCGGAAATACAAACTGATGTACTAAGGAGGACAACGTGAAGACACTGACAATCATCTATCTGGCGACGACGGCTGCGGCCTTCGCCTACGTCGGGGGCGTCTGCTTCCTCAAGCGACGCGCCCCTGCGGCCGGAACGCTGGGGCTGATCATCGCGGCCATCGGGCTGATCCTGATCGCATGGACGGGGGCGATGGTATGAAGGTAGCCTACACCCGAATCAAGAAGCCGCGCCGCGTGACGGACGATCCTGTGATCTACGTCTGCAGCCCCTACGCAGCGGACCCCGAACGCAACGCCCGCCGCGCCGAGAACTTCTGCCGCTACGTCTGGAAAATGGGCGGCATCCCGCTGGCCCCGCACCTGCTGTTCCCGCGCTTTATGAATGAGAACAGGAACAAGGAGCGCGAGGCGGGGCTGCGCATGGCCCGCAAGCTGCTGGGCATGTGCGACGAAATGTGGGTGTTCGGCGACGAGATCAGCGAGGGCATGGTCGGCGAGATCGTCGAGGCATCGGCCCGCTGCATCCCGATCTACCACTACAACGGCCCCATCACCCTGACCATCGCCCGCGACGGGAAAGACCCGAATCGCTGGTCGTGGCATATTTGACATCAAGGAGGAAGACACAATGGCAAGAAAACGCGTAGAAGACACGGTCCCCGCTCTGGAGAGCTGGGACGACGTGAATCAGGCGCTGGCGACCATCGCGGACAATCAGCGCACTGTGGAGAACTTCGAGGCAGCGATGCAGAACAAGATCGACGAGGCGAAGGCCGAGGCCGAAGCCCGCAGCCGCGTCTTCATCGAGGCCACCAAGCGTCTGGAGCGCCAGATCAAGGAGTTCGCCGAGGCACACCGCGACGACATGGACGGCAAGAAGACCAAGACGCTGAACTTCGGCGCGGTGGGCTTCCGCAAGTCCACGAAGATCAAGCTGCCGAAGGCCCCCACCAAGCTGGCCGAGATCATCCAGCTGCTGCGCAGCAAGGGCATGGACGACTGTGTGAAGACGCCCGCGCCCAGCGTCGATAAGGACGCCCTGCGCAAGTACCCCACCCAGGACATCGTGGCCGTGGGCGCGTCCATCGAAGTGGACGACGTGTTCTGGTACGAGCCGGACCGCGAGAAGCTGGAACGCGGCTAACCGGCGAAGGAGGGCACACGGATGGGAACGCAGGCCAACGTCCTGACGCCGCAGCAGATGCGCTGCATCTACGCGCTGGCGCGCGGCGGCGGGATCAGCAACGACGATCTTCACGCCGTCGTCTTCGCAACGACGGGCAAGGACAGCATTAAGCTGCTGACGTCGGCAGACGCCAAGCAGGTGATCGACCGGCTGAAACGGCTGACCGGACAGGAGACGACCGCGCCGCACAACAGGCCGACGAAGGAGCAGGTGGCGAAAATCTACGCGCTGGCCGCGAAGCTGGGCTGGGCCGACGATCCGAAAAGGCTGCGCGCCTTCCTGGAGAAGCGTTTCGGCGCGTCCCACCCCACCTTCCTGGACGACAAGCACGCACGCAACTGCATCGAGGCGATGAAGGCCATGCTGGCCGGAGGACGCGGAGAGCGGAAAGGAGGCCACGATGGAGAAGTGGACGGACCGGCTGACCATTGACATGATCCCCGAACAGTACAGGCAGCTGGCAGAGATCACGGGAATCCAGCCGCTGCTGACGCTGGCGGCGCAGTACGGCGGCTCCAACCTTTACATTCCGAAGGTGGACGCCCTGACCCGCACGGCACGCGACCGGCTGATCCGCGAGAAGTTCACCGGCTACAACGCCGAGCAGCTGGCGCAGGAGTTCGACCTGACGGTCCGCTGGGTGCAGGAAATCTGCAAGGATGCACCACCTGCCGGTCAGCTGTCGCTGCTGGACTTTGAATAGTCCGATTTTATCCACATTTCCCCCATAAACTAAGGGAATTGCTTCTTATTTACCCAACAATCGAATCCATTTACAATAAACTCCGTAAAGGCCGCGCGCCTTTACGGAGTTTTGTTTTTATCTGGAGGGCGCAGCATGGAAAGCTGGATCACATGGATCATTCAGGTGGTGGCCTACGGCATCATCTGCTTCCTACTCAAGCGAGAGCTGAATCAGTTCGACCAGCGGGACAAGCGCCTGCAGGAGCGCATCGACGAAGTGGAGAAGAAGGCGTCGGCCGACACCAAGGCCCTGGCCGAGAAGATGGACAACTTCATCCAGGAGGCCCCCTTCAAATACACCCTGCGCGACGACTTCATCCGCGCCGTCGCGGGCTTCGACGCCAAGCTGGACAAAATCCTTGACCAGCTGACCAAAAGAAACTGACCCAAAATCTACAGAAAGCGAGGTGGGCCGATATGGCAGCCAACCTGACCGTCGCGGCGAACAAGCGCGTCCGCGGCGAAATCCTGGCCCTGCTGTACTCCGTTCAGCCTGTGCCGGTGGAGATCAGAACGATCACCAACAGCCTGCTGGAGTCCAACATGGTGAGCGTCCCCAGCATCGCGCAGCACATTGACTATCTGTCGGGCAAGAAGTACATCCAGGTGATCGGCGAAGACGCAGCCGAACAAATCCTGCACGGCGTGGTCCCGCCTTCCGCCTTCGTGAAACTGACGCCGACCGGCGTCGATCTGGTGGAGGGCACCATTGAGGACCAGGGCGTTGACGTCTGATGGGCGACCAGAGAGAGCGCAACCGCATCAAGTCCCGCGTGGATGAACTGCCCGACGAAATCCGCGCACAGCTGGACGCGATGCTGGCAGACGTCAACTACACCTACCAGGACATCGCTGACACGATCACCGACCTGGGCTATGAGATCAGCCGCAGCGCCGTGGGCAGATATGCCATGCGCCACAATAGCGCGGCACGACGTTTGAAAGAGGCATCGGAGCAGACCACGGCGCTGCTGCAATTCATCCGCGAGAATCAGGACGTCGAGTCCACGGAGCTGGCCTCCGCGATTATGATCGACGGCCTGACCCGCAGGATCGCAACGGCGGACGAAGACTTCGACGCCATGCCGCTGGACAAGGCGGGCCGCTTGCTGGTCCAGCTGCAACGCAGCACCATTTACAAGGAACGCTGGCGCAAGGAGCGTCTGGCAGCCATTGAGGCCGTCGAGCGCAACGTGAAGGCACGGATGCGCCAGGCCGTTCAGAACGATCCGGAACTGCTGGCACAGCTGCAAAGGCTTGTCAGCGACGCGGCAGCAGAGGAGGCGGGGCGCGATGAAGGCTGAGCTTCACTGGTACGTTGCGCAGGTTATGACCGGCAGCGAGCAGGAGACGGCCAGGAAACTGACCGACGCAGGCATGGAGGCGCTCGCCCCCGTCCAGATTCTCCACGAACGGCGTCACGGCAAATGGTGGCCGATCCGACGCGTGGTGTTCCCCAGCTATGTATTTGTCCGCACGGGCATGACGCCCCGCTTCTATTACTTCATCAGCGGCCTGCCCCGCGTGATCCGCCTGCTGGGCGCAGACGGGCCGGAGCCGGTGCCGGACGAGCAGATGGAAGTAGTTCGCCTGTTTGCCCCAGGCGGCCGAGACTTCGGCATGTCGCAGGGTGAGCGCATCGACGGCAAGACCGTGATCACATCCGGCCCCCTGCTGGAGCTGGAAGGCAAGATCGTAAAAGTGAACGCCAGAGGACGCCGGGCGACCGTATCGGTCCCGATCCTGGGCGAGGCACATCAAGTGGACGTCGGCGTCATTGTGGCGCAGACCGAGGCCGAAGACGCCACGAACAGAAACCCGAAGGAAGACGCGCGCTGATCCGTCGCCGTGTTCGAGATCGGGGGACATAACCGAGAAAGCAACGCCGCCCTGACAATCGGTAGTGGCGAAGCCTACATATCGGGGCGATCCCATCCGTGGGGACCACTCCACGCGCCCCGTGGAAGCCTCCTTTCGTTGCTGCGCCCCGACGTGTTTTCACGTCGGGGCGTGGTGATAAGCGCAGAAACGATTTTAAGGCCCCTGTGCGGGCTTTTGAGTTTGGGCGGGGAGCTGGAGGGGGTGCGGCGTCTAACGCCGTTCTAACGCGTCAGAGAGGCCAAGGAAAGCGAAAGGAGGGCGATTGACGTGCGAGACCTGCAAGATATACGGGAATTGATCAATCCGGAGGGCATCACGGACGGCAAAATCGTCGCCGCGCAGGCCCGATTCTACGACTACTGCAAAATGATGAATCCGAAGTTCTACCGCGACGACCGGCCGTACCAACGCGACCTGTGCGAAACGCTGCAGGCGATCTTCGAGGGGCGGCTGATCAACAAAAGCACCGGCGAGCCGTACAAGAATCTGATGATCAACCTGCCGCCGCGGCACGGCAAGTCCTACACCCTGACGCTGTTCGTGCAGTGGTGCATGGGCAAGAAAAACGACACGCGCGTCATATCCGTGTCATACAACGACATTCTGGCAGGGCGCTTCGCCCGAAACGTCCGCGACGGCATCGACGCTGACAAGATCGACAGCAAGGTGACGATCTTCCATGACGTCTTCCCGACGACGCGCGTCAAGCAGGGCGACGCGGCTGCACAGCTGTGGAGCCTGGAGGGCCAGTTCTTCAACTACCTGGCGACCGGCTTCGGCGGCACGATCACCGGCATCGGCTGTTCGATGGGGATCATCGACGACCCGATCAAGAACGACCAGGAGGCGTTTAACGACCGCGTTCTGGACGAACAGTGGAGCTGGTACACCGACACCTTCCTGTCCCGTATCGAAGAAGGCGGGATGCAAATTATCGTTATGACCAGATGGTCCACAAAGGACCTGTGCGGCCGCCTGCTGGCAAGCGAGGACGGCGGCGACTGGTTTGTCTTCTGCCGCCGCGCCTGTCTGGACGAAGGCGAGCGCCGGATGCTCTGCCCCGATCTGCTGTCGTGGAAGTCCTACATGAAGAAGCGCCGCCTGACCAGCGCGGAGATCGCGGACGCCAACTACCAGCAGGAGCCGGTGGACATCAAGGGCAAGCTCTACAGCGAGTTCCGCACCTATGAGCAGCTGCCGCGCGACGCTGCGGGGAAGCTGGACTTCGGCGCGATCATCAGCTACACCGACACGGCCGACACCGGCAGCGACGACCTGTGCAGCATCGTCGCGGGCATCCACGAAGGCGAGGGCTACATTCTGGATGTCATTATGACGGACGAGCCAATGGAGAAGACAGAGCCGCAGACGGCGGAGCAGCTCTACAGCTACCACGTCGAGACGGCGCGGATCGAGAGCAACAACGGTGGCCGCGGCTTCGCCAGAAACGTGGAGCGGCTGCTGTGGGAGCTGTACCAGACGCGCAGCGTGAACATCGAGTGGTTCCACCAGGGCGCAAACAAGCACGCCAGGATTATGACCGGCGCGACCTTCGTCATGCAGCACCTGCTGTTCCCTTCCGACTGGGCACAGCGGTGGCCGCGCTACTATGCGGCGATGGTGAGCTACCAGAAGACCGGCAAAAACAAACACGACGACGCGCCGGACGCTACGACCGGCATCGCCGAAACAATTCAGGAACGAGAAGGGAGGGGTACTCTTGACATCTGGTGGGTGTGAAATCCTGCACGCTGATTGCATTGAGGTGCTGCAAACGCTGGCGGAGAACAGCTTCGACGCGCTGATCACTGACCCGCCCTACAGCAGCGGCGGCCAGTACCGCGGCGACCGGATGCAGAGCGTGACCGAGAAATACAGCCAGAGCGGCGCGAAGGCCGAGTACCTGAAACACGCCTTTGAAGGCGACAACATGGATCAGCGCGCCTGGACCAGCTGGACGGCGTACTGGCTGGAACTCTGCCGCAAGGTGGTGAAGCCGGGCGGCGTGGCGGCGATCTTCATCGACTGGCGTCAGCTGCCCGCCCTTTATGACGCGATCCAGTGGGGCGGCTGGGTAGTCCGCGGTCTGATCCCGTGGGACAAGAAGAACGCCAGACCGCAGCCGCACCGTCCGAAGCAGCAATGCGAGTTCATCGTGTGGGCGTCTAACGGGCCGCTGGACGTCAAACGCGACGCCGAATACATGCCTGGCCTGCTGCAAGGGCTGCCGCCTTCGGCGCAGGTCCGGACGCATCAGACGGAAAAACCGCTCGACGTCATGCGCCAGCTGGTCCACATCTGCGAGAACGGCGGCAGGATCATCGACCCGTTCGCAGGAAGCGGCACCACGATATGCGCAGCGTATCTGGAAGGCTTCGGCGGGCTGGGTATCGAGCGGAACAAGTATCACGCCGAAAAGGCACAGGAAAGATTAACGAAAATCGCGGGGGGGGGTACTGATCTATGGGCTGGCGTTTAGAAGCGTTCAAGGCTGCCATCAGTGGGCGGCCTGACCGGATGCAGCAGTTCTTCACGTCCCGCATGACGTCGCCGCCTGACCGGAACACGCAGGAGTTCCTGGCGACCTATGCCCGCAGTCCGCGGCTGTCGCCGGTGACGAAGATCGCCACCGATCTGTCGAACGTCCCCGGCAAGCTGTTCAGGGTAGCAGCCAACGGCGACAAGGACGAGATCACGGACCACCCCTTCCTGGACTTCATGGCACGCCCGAATCCGCTGCCGTTTATGACGCGCAGCGCATTGTGGAAGGTCCACGAGACCTACCTGATGATCAAGGGCGAGGGCGCAGCCATCATCGAACGCGACGCAGCGGGCTACCCCGTCGAGCTGTGGCCGATCCCGCCGCACTGGATGACCGACATCCCGCGGCTGGACTTCCCCTACTACATAATCCGCAGCCGCGACGGTCTGCAAATGACCGTCCCCATCGAAGACGTGTTTCTGGTGCGGCAGCTGAATCCGCTGGACCCCTACGGCCGCGGCCTGGGCGACGCCGAGGCGGTGGCCGACGAGATCGAGACCGACGAGTACATGGCGAAGTGGGCGAAGAAGTTCTTCTGGAACGACGCCACACCGCCCGTCCTTATGTCGGCCCCAGGCATCACGCAGGACGAATACAACCGCTTCAAGGCGGCCTGGGACGATCAGCACCGCGGCGTCGGCAACGCGCACAAGATGGGGATCATCCCCCGTGACGTCACCGTCAACAAGCTGGTGGACAGCCAGCGCGAAATGGACTTCACGCAGAGCCGCAAGGACCTGCGCGACGGAGTGAACGCCCACTTCGGCGTGCCGCCTGAAATCCTGGGCATCGTCGAGAACAGCAACAGAGCCACGGCGACCCAGGCGAAGATCATCTACGCAGAGAACGTCCTGACGCCGCGCCTGCTGGCGCGACAGGACGCCATCAACACGCAGCTGCTGCCCGCCTGGGGCGAGGACCTGCTGTGGGAGTATGACGACATCGTGCCGGAGGACACCGAGTTCCGGCTGCAAATGTCTAACGCCGGTTTGTCCGGCAGCGCCATCATGGTGGACGAATGGCGCGAGCAGAACGGCTTCGATCCGCTGCCTAACGACGCGGGCCAGGTCCTGTTCGTGCCCTATGCTTCTATCCCGACGAAGCCGGAAGAATTGACACAGACCATGCGCGAAAGTGACGGCCTGACGCCTTCGGAAGATCTGTTTCCCCCAAGCGGAACGCCGCCTGAAACGCTGACCGGAGCCAAGGGCGTCAGCAGACGCCGCCAGCAGATCGCGCACCGCGACCGGATGCGGGCGCTGCTGACGCAGGAACGCGCAGCACGTCAGACGGTAAATCGCTTCTTCGCGTCGCAGCTGTCGGAGATCACCGCCGCCATGGAGAGCGGCAGGAAGGACGCCAGCGAGGACTTCTGGCAGCGGATCAGCAGCGGCCAGGGGCTGACGTTCGACGTGACGGCCATCAGAGCGGCGGCCATGGACGCGCTGAATCAGCTGATCGACTGGAATCAGCAAGACGAGGCGCTTCTTCGGACGCTGAATCCCGTGTGGGAGGAAGCGTTCAACACCGGCGCGAAGTCCATCGAGCAGAACTTCGGCATCACAGCCGTGCGCGCCCCACGCCTGACGGACTACCTGCGCCAGCAGGGCCTGAAACGGGTGCGCGGCATCAACGAAACGACGCGCGACAAGATCGCCTCCGCGCTGGCGGACGGCATCGAGGCGGGCGAAAGCACCGCCCAGCTGGTGAAGCGCATCCAGCAGCACCTGCCTGATATGCAGGCAGAACGCGCCGCGGCCATTGCGACCAGCGAAGCCCACACCAGTATGCAAGCGGGCAGCTTCGCGCAGATGCAATACGGCGGCTGCACAACAAAAACGTGGATCACGGCGGGCGACGAAGACGTCAGAGACAGCCACCGCAGCCAGAACGGCGTCACCGTCCCCATCGACCAGCCCTTCCCGAACGGGCTGATGTATCCAGGCGATCCGTCCGGCTCGCCGGGCGAGATCATCAACTGCCGGTGCGATATGATCCCCGGCGATCTTTAGGAGGTGATCGAAGGTTGAAAATGAAGCGGCTGCAATTCAAGGCAGAGAACGTAACGGATCAGGGCATCTTCACCGGCCATGCTTCGGTCTTCGGCGTCGTGGACCTGGACAATGACGTCGTGGAGCCGGGCGCGTTCGCAGAATCCATCGCAACCGGCACGGCAGCGGCTGGCGTGCTGATCTTCGGGCAGCATGACGACCGCAAGGAGCCGCTGGGCAGATCGCTGGAACTGCGGGAGGACGCCGTGGGCCTGTTTGTCAAGGGCCAGATCAGTGACACCGCCATGGGCCGCGACTACCGCCAGCTGATCAAGGACGGCGTTCTTGATCAAATGTCCATCGGTTACGTCGCCCAGGAATACGACGTAGACACCAACAACGTCCGGCACCTTCGCAAAGTGGACCTGTTGGAGATCAGCATCGTAAACTATCCCGCGAACACAGAAGCAAAAATTGAAAGCTACAAAGGAGGACACACGCAAATGAAAACCGCAAAAGAGCAGACCCCCGCCACCAAGGAAGTCAAGGAAGAGACCGGAGCCGAAGGCCAGGCCGTCACCATGACCGAGGAACAGCTGGCGCAGCTGCTGGAGCAGGCCGCCGAGAGTGGCGCGACCAAGGCGCTGAAAGCTGCTGCCGACGCTGCTGACGACGAGACCAAGGACGACCCCGCCGACGACGAGACCAAGGACGACGACGGCAAGGATGATGAAGCCAAGGCTGCTGCCCCTGCCGCCAAGGAAGCCAAGGCTGCCCCCGCCCGCAGCGCCGCGCAGCGCAAGTATGCGGGCATCTACATGAACACCGGCCGCACGGATAAGGAAGAGAAGTCCGGCCTTCCTGCTGGCATTGGCTGGGTGCGCTTCCAGAAGTGCATGATGCGCGCGAACAAGGACTACGACATCGCGGCCAGCATCGCCCGCAAGGAGTACGGCGACGGCTTCCTGGAGCGCCAGATCAAGGCCATGTCCGTCACGGCCCCGACTGACGGCGGCTACCTGGTCCCCGAAGTCTACGCCAGCGAGATCATCCCTCTGCTGCGTGACAAGGCCATCATCCTGCGCCTGGGCGCGACGGAGCTGCCCATGGATCGCGGCAACATCAACATCCCGAAAATGACCAGCGGCGTCAGCGCGTCCTATGTCGGCGAGCTGCGCAAGGCTAAGGCATCCAAGGCCAAGTTCGGCAACGTCCGCATGTCCAGCAAGAAGCTGATGTGCAAGGTGCTGATCAGCAACGACCTGATCCGCTCCAACGCATACGGCGCGGACCAGCTGATCCTGAACGACGCCACCACCGCCATGGCGCTGGCGATGGATCGCGCCGCCTTCCTGGGCAAAGGCACCGAGTTTGAGCCGACGGGCCTGTTCAACATGGCTGGCATCCCGACCATCGACCTGGACGCGGCCCCCGACGAGACTACGACCGGCAAGATGCTGGCAACGCTGCTGCAGAACAACGCCGACACCAGCAAGCTGGGCTGGGCCTTCAACGGCTTTGCGTGGGAGGCGTTCTACAACGTCGTCCAGGCGGCATCCGGCCTGTACCTGTACCGCGAGCAGATGGACAGCGGCAAGCTGAACGGCCACGAGTTCGCCGTCAGCAATCAGCTGCCCAACGGCTCTGGCAGCAACCGCCCCACCAATGTGGTGCTGGGTAACTTCTCCGAGTTTATGATCGGTCGCCAGGGCAGCATGGAATCCGAAATGTTCCGCGAGGGCACCGTCACCGACGAGGACGGCAACACCATCAGCGCCGTGGATCAGGACTGCACGATCCTGCGCATCATCGACCTGCATGACTTCGGCATCCGCCACGAGGAATCCTTCGTGATCGGCAAGAACATGCAGACGCAGAAATAAGGAGGGCAAAGACATGAAGAAGAAACTGATCGCCAGCTGCCGCGTGCGCCCCTACACCAGCGGCGCGGCCATCGACCGCCAGAACTTCGGCAGCGCGGTGCTGGGCCTGAAAGTGGCGGCGGCCACCGGCTCGCCCACCGCTGCGACGCTGAAGCTGGCGCTGACGGAGAGCGACACCAGCAGCGGCACTTTCGCCGCAGTAAGCGACAAGCAGGCGCTGATCGGCGGCCTGCTGGATGCTGACGGCGCTGTCACTATGGACATCCCTGTCACGGGCAGCGAGGCGCAGATCGGCATCGACCTGACCGGCTGCAAGCGCTTCGTCAAGATCACGGGCACCGTCAGCTTCACGGGCGGCACCACCCCTGCGGCGACCGCTACCTACGCGCTCGCCCTGGGCGATCCTGCGCAGGAGCCGGTGGAGTAAGCCATGGGAACGCCTACGCTGCGCACCAATGCGCTGACCACGTTGGAAGCATTGAAGCAGCTGCTGGGCATCGACGAGACCGACACCAGCCAGGACAGCGTGCTGATCCAGCTGATCAACAGGGCGTCCGCCTCTATTGAGAACGCCCTGGGCAGGAAACTGCGCCGGAGTACCTACACGGAACGCGTGAAAGGGACCGGCAGCCAGTACCTGCTGGTGGAGAACTACCCCATCGTCGCGGTGGAGGAAATCAAGCAGGCCGGGGAGATCATAGACCCCGGCCTGTACGACATCACCGTGCGCGGCAATGCCGGTGTGATCTACAAGGACGACGGCTGGACCTATTACGGCTTCCCCCACGGCCTGACCGGCGACGCCATGACCGGCAGCCGGAACATCACCGTGCGCTACACGGCGGGCTATATCCTGCCGTGGGAGGCGACCGACGAAGCGCCTGCTGATCTTCCGGCAGACCTGGAGGGGCTGGCACAGGAAATGGTGCAGTACATCTTCGGGAAGCTGGAGAGCGGCGGCAGCAGCGGCCTGAAAGCCTTCTCCATTAGCGACGTCCGCTGGGAATGGTCCGACGAAACCCCATCCAGCTGGCAGGACATCATCAATCAATACAAGCGGGTGTGGCTATGAGTTCAGTTACACGGACCCGCGACGACTGGACGCCATGGTATGAGCGGACGAAGGCAGAGCTGGCGCGGCTGGCCGGTGCTGAAATACATGTCGGCATCCTGGGCGGCGCAGACAGCGAACTGCTTCGCATAGCTGCCGTGCATGAGTTCGGCGCAACGATTCACCCGCGGAACGCCAAGAATCTGGCGATCCCGCTGCGGCCGGACATGAAGGGCAAAAGCCCACGCGACGTCGAGGGCGCTTTTTTTCTGGACAACGGCGAGAATCGCTTCATCTGTCGGAAGAAGGGCAAGAAGGGAGACCAGCTGGACTTTTTGTTCCTGCTGCTGCCGTCCGTGACAATTCCGGAGCGTTCCTTCATCCGCGCCAGCTACGACGGAAACAAGGATGTGCTGGCGAAGGCGTGCGAGAACGCCGTGCGCCGCCTGATCCTGGGCGAGCTGACCGCCGATCAGGCTTGCCACAACATCGGCACCGCTGCCGTGGCAATCGTGAAGCGATACATGCGCACCGTGCAGCCGCCGAAAAGCAGCCTGACGCTGGCAAGCGCACCGGGGAAAACCGCCCCGCTGGTCCAGACCGGACGGCTGCGCGACAGTATAACCTACGAGGTGACAGGGCTATGAACAGACGCTTCGGGCAGCCCCGCCTGCCGCGCGGCATCCTGCACACCCTGACGGAGATACGCGCCCCTGCCCCGACCTACGACGCCGAGAACGGCGGACAGTGGGTACCAGGGACACCGGAGCGCATCGACTTCGAGGGCTGCGTGCTGCCTGTGTCGGAGGACGACTGGAAAACGGCTGCAGAGGGCACCTATACGGCAAACAGCCGGAAGATTTACACAAACGGCCATGTGCTGCGCATCGGCGGGCAGGTCTACGATCCGCAGGACGGCGCGACCTACACCGTGCGCGGCGATCTGGATCACGGCGTGATCCACCCGCTGCGCCGCTTCGTGGCCGACCGCAAGGGGGAGGCTGCATCGAAATGACGCAACGCGAACTGCGCAACATCATTGTCAAACAGCTGCACACATATCTGGCGGGGCCGAAGGTGGTGCTGTCGGATCAAACGGCACCGGAGGCCGACTACCCCCTGATCTACTACCAGAGCGTGCAGCAGCACATCCCAGGCGCTGCAAATATCACCACCGCCGCAGCGGACGGTGGCACGCTGACAAAATACCGGCGCGAACACGCGGAGGCCACATTCAGCTTTACCGCGTGCAGCTTTAACCGGCAAGGCAAGGACGGCCCGATCAGCGGCGACGACGAGGCACTGGAGCTGGCGGACCGCGCGCAGGGCTTCTTCCTGTTCGCGGGGCGTCAGCTGCTGGCCGACCTGGGCGTCGTGGTGGTCCGCGTGGAAAACACGCAGAGCCGCAGCGCCTTCGATATCGACGAAACCGACCGGCGCTACGGCTTCGACGTGCTTTTCCGCTATGAGCGCGAAGACAAACGGGCGGTGCCTGCCATCAGCAAGCCGCCCATCACATTCACAAAGGAGGAATAACCTTGCAGGACATTATTGTTTATATCAGCCTGGACACCGCATCCAAAGAGAAGGAAACCCTTCTGCCGCTGATCCTGTCCTTTGAAGGCGCTTTTGCCTATAAGGAGTACAACAAGGCCGAGGACGTGGCGAAGGACTTCACCACCGCTTCGTCTCCCACACTGGCAGCTGCGCAGAAGCTGTTCGACCAGATCAAGGTCGAGAACTGCCCCGGCCGCACCAAGAAGGTGGCAATCTTCGGCCTGGCGTCCGATTCTACAGCGAAGGCCGTCACCGACGCGCTGGACACCCTGCGTGAGACCAACGACGACTGGTACTTCCTGATCCCTGCCGGAGCTACTGACACAATCATCACGGCGCTGTCCACCTGGGCCAGCGCGACGGTCCTGACCCTGGCGCAGCTGGAGTCCGGCATGGTGGAATCTGAGAAGCTGCTGATCGCGCAGACCAAGACCAAGTCCCTGATCAACACCGCCATGAAGGCAAACAAGCAGACCGTGATCTGCTACAATCACGACGCCGACAACACGTCCATCCCCGCGGCGTGGGTAGGCCGCGTCGCCCCCAACTATCCGACCAGCGTCACCTGGAAGTGGAAGGAGCTGTACGGCATCCCCGTCACCGACGAGAAGGGCACGGACCGCGAAGACCTGCTGGAAGGCCGCTACAACATGTATATCGAACGCCACGGGCGCGAGTATATGAGCGAGGGCATCTGCACGGACGGCGACTTCATTGACACCGTGATCGGCCGCTGGCAGATCAAGCAGACCATGCGCAAGCGCCTGGTGAACGAACTGGTGGACACCGAGAACATCGGCTACGACGACGACGGCTTCGCGGCCATCGCTGGCGTCGTGATCGCGGCACTTGATGATGCTGTAGACAACGGCATCATTATGAAGCAGAACGGCAAGGGCTGCTACAATGTTGTGATCCCGAAGCGCGCCGACGCCACCGACGAGCAGGCCCGCAACCGCGTGATCCCGCCGATTGAATGGGAAGCCACCGTCCGCGGCGGCGTCCACGGCGTCAAAGTTACTGGCACCCTGACCGTCGCACTGGTGACGGCCAACGAATAAGGAGGGAAAACCCATGGTATTTGATCCTGAGAAAATCTCCCTGATCGTAGCTGGCGCAAAAGTGACCGGCTATGCTGACGGCAGCAAAGTCAGCGCGGAGCATAACAAGGACGCCGTGACCCCCACAACGGGCATCCAGGGCGACACCGTGTACGCTCTGAACGCTGACAGGTCCGGCACGATCAAGTTTACCCTGTTCGGCTCCAGCGCGTCGCTGGTCCGCCTGCGCCGTCTGGCGCAGGATCGTGCGCAGGTGGCTGTTACGCTGCGCAACGCGAACGACGACGGCGGCTTCATCATCAGCCATCAGGACTGCCGCATCCTGAAAGTTCCGAAGTTCGAGGGCGGCGACGACAGCGGCTCCATTGAGGTCTCTATCTACGTCCCGACGATGGTGTTCAGAGACTGATGGGCCGCAAGCGCGGCACCCCGCAGCTGCGGGGGCGTTTACCGAAATACAACGCGGAGGGCATGGTGACATGCCCTCCGAACATTCCAGAAAGGTGGTTTAGATTCAAAATGGCAAGACACGAGACAGTTAATGTGCTGGGGACCGACTACGAATTGCAGAGCGTTTCCCCACAGTGGTACTTCGAGCAGAACGACAAATGCGGCATGACCGGCAGCGGCAGCCGCGACACGGCGCGCTATATGGACATCATGTTCAAGAACGTCGTCACATCCCCGGCCAATGTGGCAAGCAAGGGCCTGAAAGCGTTCGAGGAAAACGAGGACATCGAAACGCCGGAGCTGCTGATCCGCGAGATCGAACGCTTTCTTCGACCGGGAAAGAAGTCCGGAAGCAGCGCAGCGGCGGGCGACAAGAAATAAACAGTTCTGGTTTATGCTTTTCGACGGCGACGGCCTGACGTACAGGGACCTGAAATCCATGGACATGGCCGAGTATTACGAGTGCATCGCCGCCAAGAAGATGTTTGTCCAGCAGCTGAAAGAACAACAGCAGAAAGAATAGGAGGGGTGTTATGGCAGACAGCCGCAGCCTATCCTTCGGGGTGCAGTTTGGAACAGACACCGCACCCCTGGACGAATTAAACGAAAAGCAGCGGAAGGCGCAGGAAGAAGCCGAGCAGACCGCCGACAAGCTGGAGCAGATCGGCACCAGCCTGACCGACGTCGGCACCCGCGCCACCGCTGCTTTTAACAACGTGTCCGGCGCGGGCACGAAAATGGGCACCAGCGTGCGCAGCGCCATGCTGGAGAGCATCAAGCAGGGCGACAGCCTTGCGAAGACGCTGCGCACCGGCCTGGGGGCCGCTGTCTCCAATGTTCAGGCGAAATTCAAGGGCATGGGGGCGGCGACCAAAAGCGTGGCGACAGACATCGGGAACGCCTTCAAGCACCCGATCCAGACCATCAAGGCCACGCTGGGCAAGGCCCTGAACGGCGCGGAGGAAGACGCCAGGGGCCTGGGCACCCAGGCGGACGACACCGGCCGCAGGCTGGATGATATGGGCAAGAAGGGCGCGGGCGCGGGTGAAAACCTGGTCGGCGTTCTGAAAAAGGTGGCGGCAGCTGCCGCGGGCCTTGCCATCATCAAGAAAGGCGTCGAAGCGATCAAAGAGTTCTGCAGCACAGCCATCGACGCTGCGGCCAATGCGGAGGAAACAAACTCCAAGTTTGAGACCGTATTCAAAGGCGCTGCGGACGCCACAAACACCTGGGCCGAGAACTTCGCGGCCGCTGCGCACCGCAGCAAAAACGAAGTGAAGGGCTTCCTGGCCGACAGCGGTGCGATCTTCACGGGCATCGGCATGGGTGCGGAGGACGCCTCCGTCATGTCGGAAATGATGACCAGCCTGTCTTATGACCTTGCCAGCTTCAACAATCTGGCCGACGAGGACGCCTTCAACAAGCTGCGCAGCGGCTTGATGGGCGAGACCGAGGGCCTGAAAAGCATGGGCATCGTCCTGAACGACACGGCCATCAAACAGTCCATGCTCCAGATGGGGATCACTGACGAGTTCAACACGCTGGACGAAGCCACGAAGGTGCAGGTCCGCTGGAACGCGATCCTGGCGCAGACCGGCGACGCGCAGCAGGACGTCACCCGCACAGCAGGTTCTTACACCAACAGCGTCAAGGGCGTCAAGGGTATATGGGCGGACTTCCTGGCCGATGCTGGTGCGAAGTTCACCCCCGTGCTGACGACCTTCTTCAACACGATCATCGACAGCTGGCCCACCATTGAGCCGATGCTCATGCAGCTGGTGGACCTGCTGGCGGACGGTCTGTCGCAGGCGATCCCGATCCTGGTGCAGCTGGGCAGCCAGCTGCTGCCTGTGTTCTGCGACGCGCTGGCGATGATCTTCCAAGTGATGCAGCCACTGATCCCTGTGATCGGAAATCTGGCTGCGACGCTGCTGCCCCCGCTGGCGTCGATCCTGTCCATGCTGGTGGGTGCGCTGCTGCCCCCATTGACCACGATCCTGAACGTCGTGTGCAATGACATCCTGGCCCCGCTCATGCCGATCATTTCCGCGATTGCGTCGGCGATCCTGCCGCCCATCGCGCAGCTGCTGGGCGTCGTGGCCCCGCTGCTGCAAGCCATCGCCCCGATCCTACAGGTGATCGGCCAGATACTGACCGTCGTCGCCGATGTGATCGGCACGATCATCGGCTGGGTAGCTGACGGCGTGGGCGCTGTGGTGAACTTCTTCGACAAACTGTTCGGCGGCGCAAAGGAAGCGCAGGGCGGCATGGAGGACCTGGCCGAGAGTACCAACAGCGTGGCGTCGTCCATTCCGGACATCGGCACGATAGAAATGCCTGCGGTTGAAATTCCGGACACCAGCGCCTACACCGGCGCGATCCAGTCCGCGATGGACACCGCCCCGATCATGGCCGAGGAAAGCTGGGGAGCCGCCAAAGAGACGGCGACCAGCGGCCTGGAGGAAATCGGCACCAGCGCGAACGACACCTACGGCGCTATGGCGGCGCAGGCGGAAAGCGCGTGGGACCGCATGAAGACGGCGGCAGCCAGCGCTGTGTCGGCGACGATCACGGAGCTGCAAAAGCTGAAAAACGCCATCAACAGCGTGGGCAGCATCACGATCAGCACGGGCGGCGTTACTTCGACACCCGTGCAGGGCCACGCCAGCGGCACGAACGACTTCGGCGGCGGCCTGACCCGTATCAATGAGCAGGGCGGCGAAATGGCGATTCTGCCGAGCGGCAGCCAGATCATCCCCGCGGATCAGACCGAGAACATCATCAACACGTCCCGCCACTCCAAGTCTGTCACCTTCGCCCCACAGATCAGCGTTACCATGTCCGGCAACGCCAGCGACGAGGAAAAGGAGCAGACGAAGGCGTGGTTCCTGCAAATGTGCCGCGACGCCTACCGGCAGATGCAGAACGAGGACACGAACATTGAGGCGCTACAGGCGTCTCTGGCGTAAGGAGGGGTGACGAATGTCTTATATTCTGAGCGGCGACAGCGGGACGGTAGTGTTCGACCGCACGGGCACCATCACCAACGAGTCCCCCACCATGTCCAGCCAGGTAACAAGCAACCCCATTGAGGGCGGCGGCAAAATCACCGACCACGCCGTTCTGGACCCGATCAAGTTCTCCATCACCGGCATCGTCTCCACCGCCGCAGGCTACGCGACGCTGGAGGCGATGTGGCGCAACCGCGACCTTCTGACCTACAGGGGCGCGGAGGCGTTCAACAATTTATTGATTATCAACCTGAAACGGACCCGCACCCCTGACAACGCTGCGGGCTTCGGCTTCGCCGTGAGCTTCCAGCAGATCACGATCACGTCGGCTGCGTTCGTTGACATTCAGGCCCCAGCCATGAGCCAGCAGGACGCCAGCGCGCCGGTGGCGGCGTCAGCTGCCAAGTCTGCGAAGTCCACCACGCAGAACGGGCTGGTGACAACGGGCAGCGATTATGCTGCCTATGTGGCGAGCTTCAACAGCAAGAACACAAACCCGTCTGTGGCGACGGGACGGACAAACCCCAGCTATGCAGGGTACAACAGGGAGGCGATTAAGTGAAATTGATCGAGAGCGGACAGGAAATCCGCTTCATCGACGTTGACAGTGATCGTGTTCCCTGTTCGTTACTGGTGAAGCTGACGGACCGCACCTACCGCATGACGTTCGCCTACAACGAAGCGGCGGACTTCTTCACCGTCAGCCTGGAGATCAGCAACAGCGGCGGCAACACGCCGCTGGTCTACGGCGAAGTGCTTCGCTACGGCAAGCCGCTGTTTGAAGCCTTCAACGACGAACGCTACCCGCTGCCGGTGATCTGCCCGCTGTGTCTGACCGGCGACGAGATCGACACGATCACCTACGACAACTTCGGCACGAAGGTGCGCCTGTACCTGTTCGACCGGCCAGGGGGTGAGAACTGATGCGCATGTGGCTAAGGCAGGCCACCCTGACGCTGGGAAGCAATCAATACACGCTGGACGGGCTGAACTTTTCCTTCAAGGTGCAGTTCGAGGATCGCGCGAAGGTATCGACTGCGCAGCTGGAGGTCTACAACCTGTCCCCGTCTACAAGGGCGTCGCTGAAAAAGGGCGACGCCGTCATTATCACCGCGGGCTATAAGGGCGACGTCGGCTGCATCTTCGTCGGCGCTATCGCGGACTATTCCCACCAACACGAAAACCTGGACATCATCACCAAGATCACGGCGGCCGACTGCCTGGAGGAATGGCTGGGCACCTACGTCAACAAGACCTACAAGGCGGGGATGTACGCCAAGGACATCGTCGACGACCTGCTGAACATCTTCGGCGTGGAGGTGGCGATGGTGAAGCTGGCGGAGAACAAGCACTACCCAGGCTGCCGCGTCTGCCGTGGGAAGCTGAAAGATGTGCTGACAGAGATCGCCTGCAGCGACTGCAAGTCCAGGCTGGTGATCCGCTGCGGGCAGATCATCATAAACCCGCCAGAGGAAGGGATCACGACCGGATATCTGCTGACGCCGCAGACGGGCCTGCTGAAATCGGCATCGACATCAGAGAGCCAGAACATCAACACGAAGACCACGGCGACGGAGAAGACGCGCAGCCAGCAGGCAGAAGACGAGGGCAACCTGTCCCGCGACTGCCTGCTGAATTATCACATCGGCGTCGCCGACAAGATCGTGATCCGCGACAGCCAGACCAACGGCACCTTTATGGTGGTCTCCGGCGTCCATGAGGGAACGCGGTCCGGCAACTGGAAAACTACTGTGGAGGTAAAACCGGCATGAGTTACGGAAGCAGACAATCGGACCTGCGCGCCGCTGAGAGCGAAAAGAACAGGGCAGGCGTCCGCGTCTCTATGCCTGTCAAGGTCCTGGCTTTTTATCCTGACAAAATGACCGTGGACGTGCAGCCACTGGTGAAGGAGAGCATCGACGGCCAGTACGCCAGCGCGGCTCCACTGATGGGGCTACGCGCCGCCTGCCTGTGTGCGGGCGAGTTCACGATCCGCCCGTGGTACAAGCGCGGCGACGTCGGCTGGGTGATCGTTTCGGACTTCGACGCCGATGCAGTTCTTCAAACCGGCGCGGAGGCGGAGCCAAACACGGCCCGCAATCATGCGCCGGAGGACGGGCTGTTCGTCGGCGGCGTCTGCCCGGACGGGAAGGCCCCGACCGGCCTGCCAGGCAACGCCGTTGTGGTAGCAGCTGGCGGCACCTATATCGCCGTTTCTGCTGATGGTGTGAAGATCAACGGCAATGTCACCGTGACCGGCACGCTGTCGGCTGGCGGTATTGAAATGACGACGCACACGCACCAAGGTGACAGCGGCGGCACGACGGGCGGCCCGCAGTAAGGAGGCCAAATGGAGAACATCACACTGAAAATTGACCAGGAGACGCAAGACCTGGTACTGGACGACAGCGGAAGCCTGGAGCTGATCGGCGACGCCGAAACCGTCGCCCAATGCGTCCGGCTGACGCTGGAGACCTTCAAGGGCGAGTGGTTCCTGGACACAGACCACGGCACCGACTATGACCAAATCATCGCGGACGGCGACGGCGACGCTGAAACCGTCCTCCGCACGGCGATCTTCCAGGAGACCAATGTGCAATACATCGACAGCCTGACCGTGACGCGCAGCGGCCGCAGCATTGCCGCAGCCTTCACCGGACGGCTGAAAGATGGGACCCCCATCAGTCTGGAGGTGAAAGCGTGAACGACAACTGGGGATTAACTGAACGCGGATTCCTTCGGCCGAGCTATGCGGACCTGCTGGACGCCTTCGAGGTAAAGGCGAAGGAGCTGTTCGGCAGCACCGTCAACCTGTCCGTCCGCAGCCCGCTGGGCATATTCCTGCGCATCTTCGCGTGGTTTGCCGGTCTGACCTGGCAGCTGGCCGAGGACGTCTACAACAGCGGCTTCATTGATACGGCTGCGGGCGTCAGCCTGGCCCGCCTGGGCGCGTTCATCGGCATCCGTGTACTGGCGGCGCAGAAAGCGACCGGCAGCATCACAATCACCGGCGACGCCGGTGCGACGATCTATGCGGGCTTCATTGTGCAGGCTCGCAACAATCAGCGCTTCGTCACCCTGGAGGACGTGACCATCGGCAGCAGCGGCACGGCCACCGTACCGATCCAGGCGTTTGAGGCAGGACCGGACGGAAATGTGGCCGCGGGGACGATTGACACCGTTGTCACGCCGCTGGCGGCTGCGATCAGCGTCACCAACGCCGCGGCGACCGTAGGCGGCAGAAATCGCGAGACGGATCAGGAGTTCCGCGAGCGATACCTGTCGAGCGTGGACAAGCCGGGCGGTAGCAACACCGACGCCATCCGCGCACAACTGCTGGAGGTGCCGGGCATCGTCACTGCCGTCGTGTGGGAGAACGAGACGGACGAGACGGACAGCGACGGCCTGCCGCCGCATAGCATCGAGGCCATCGTCTACGGCGGCACCGACGCCAATATAGCGGCAGCCATCCACGCGCGGAAGGCTGCGGGCATCCAGACCTACGGCGGGCAATCAGCGCAGGTGCTGGACGCCAGCGGCAAGCTGCGGACGATCAAGTTCTCCCGCCCGACGCCGGTGCTGATCTATGTGCAGATCAGCGACCTGGTGACATCCGACGCCTATGCGGGCGACGCAGCGTTGAAGGCTGCCATCGTCGAGTACATCGGCGGCGCAGCTGGGGACATCGCGGAAAGTGGTCTCGCCATCGGCGAGACGGTTTACTATAACCGGCTGATGTGCCCTGTGAATAACACGCCGGGCGTGGTGGACTATACGTTGAAAGTCAGCACGGACGGCAAGACCTGGAGCAAGAACAACATCGCCATCGACGCCAGAAAGAAGGCAATCACCGGCACGGACAAGGTGGTGATCGTGACGTGATCGTTCTGGTGCTTAAAATGCTGGAGAAGCTGACCGGAGCCTACACGAAGGACCCCGACAGCCTGATCGGTAAGCTGTTCCAGCTGTTCGCGTCCGCCCTGTGGGGCGTGGAAGACACGCTGCAGGTGATCGCCGTCTGGCGTGGGATCGACAACGCCAAGGGCACGACCCTGGACCGCATGGGCCGGAACTTCGGCGTCCGGAGGGACGGAGCCGATGACCGCTTCTATCGCCTGATGATCAAGGTAAAAGTCACGGCGCTGCTGTCTGGCGGCGACGTGGACACCATCATCACGGCCACCAGCGTGCTGTTCGACATTGATCCGGAGCAGGTGGAGGTTGTCGAGCTGTTCCCCGCGAAGTGCCGCGTGATCATGGACGAGGCCGACATCGCGCCGGAGTACATCGCGTATGCGGCCAACACCGCGCCGATCATCAAGCGGATCATGGCCGCGGGCGTCGGAAAAGAGATTTACTTCCGCACTCCGGTGAAGACGGGCGGCACGGTCTACGCGGGGGCCACGCTTTTGGAGGACATCACGCTGACCATCCCGCCATACACGAACAGCTTCGCCACCGCGGGCCGCTTCGGCATCGGAGTGGCGCTGTTTGAGGAAATCACAATGCAGATCAAAACAAAGGAGGACTAAAACATGGCAGAAGGATCTGTTATCACCGAAAAGGGCCGTGCGCTGCTGGGCAAAATCCTGGCAACGAACAGCACCCTGAACATCACGGGCGCACAGATCGGCAGCGGCGACCTGCCCGCGGGGACCCCGCCCGCCAGCATGACGGCGCTGGCGTCCTACGTTATGGACGCGACCATCGTCGCCATCAGCACCCCCGCAGCGGGCGAAGTCAAGGTCGTGCTGCAGGTGCTGTCCAACGACGTGGAAACGGCGTTTCTTGCCAAGGAAGTTGCGCTGCTGGCGTCTGATCCTGACGAGGGCGATGTGGTCTATTGCTACGTTCCCATGCAGGACGACCCCGTGCAGATGCGCGCGGCCGGAGACGTAGTCGGCAAACTGCTGACGATGGAGATCAGCATGATCGTCAGCAATGTCGCCAACGTTACGGCCGTGATCAGCCCGGAAGGGCTGGTCCGCCGCAAAGAGCTGGAGAAGTACGCCCTGGTGACACACAGTCATGTGATCGCGGACATTCAGGGCCTGCAGGAGCTGCTGAACAGCCACCAGAACAGCATCGACCTGCTGACGGACCTGATCAGCGGCGACATGCCGGGCGGCATCAACTTCGCCCTGGACTTCGCTGCGCTGTCCAACGTCTCTGTGGCGGACGGCGTCTGGAACAAATCGGGCCAGTACGTTTCCGCATGATCAGGATCGCCTGCAGCGACAGCGAGGCCAGCTGCCTGATCGCATCCCTTATTACTGAAATCGCTATGCCCTGCCCCTGCGAGGGCGGCCCGCTTCGCATCTGCGGGACCGGGCCGGACGGCGCGCCTGCGGAGGTGCGCATCCTGGGCGGCGGCGTGTACGAAATCGAAGGGCCAACGGCTGAAACCGTTGCTATTATCCGCGAAAGAAGGTGCCTGTATTGAGTGAGCGCAAAGACCAGGAACTGACGATCATCACGAAGGCCAGAGACCTGGTGGACGAGACCATGAGCCGGACGAAGAAGTTCGACAAGCGGCTTCGCTTCACGCTATCCAACCGGATCGACGAGAAGGCACTGGACGTTCTGGAGGCCATCGTGGAAGCAAACGAGATCAACCCCGCCATCGAAACCGACCCGCAGCGGCGCGCCAAATTGTGCATGGTGCGCTTCGACCTGCAAACGTCTGCACTGACAGGCTGCAAGATGCTGCTGATCTTCCTGGACATCGCAAAGACCCACGGGCAGATCGACAACCGCGCCTGCGAGTTCTGGACGAAGCGGGTGCTGGACGTGAAGTACATGACAGCGGCCTGGAGAAAGAAAGACGCCGCGCGATTCAGATAGAGACCCGCAAAACCGAAAGGGTAGGCTTTATATGCACTGGAACTGGCGGCTGCGGTCCCCGAACTCTGGCAACGCGAACAACGTCCGCAACGTCAATTCGGACGGCAGCGAGAACAACAACAACGCGTACAACGGCAACGTCGGCGTCCTGCCGCTTCGATGGATTTACCGAGACCGAGTAGCCCGTGCGGCGAAAGCAGAGGCCCATCATCAAAGGAAAGCCTATCCTATCCAACGGAAGGAGGATAAACACATAGCACCGACGCCTGGCACCACGCAGCTGCGCGGCGCTGGGCTGCCAGCGGTGCTTCACCACTATGGGCAAAGACTACGAAAGAATATGTGAATGGGGAAACCTGTACGACGCGTATCTGAAAGCACGCCGCGGCAAGCGGTGGAAGAACAGCGTCGCCAAGGTGGAAGCGTCGGCGCTGGAGGCCGTCGCGCTGATCCAGCGGGAATTGCAGACCAGGACCTACCGGCCGGGCGGCTATCGCGCGTTCTACGTCTACGAGCCGAAGCGCCGCCTGATCCAGACGAACAGCTTCAAGGACAAGATCGTCCAGCACGCCTTCTGCGATCAGGTCCTCTATGACGCGCTGACCAAGCCCTTCATCCTGGACAACTACGGCAGCCAGGTGGGGAAAGGCACGCACTTCGGGCTGAATCGGCTGCGCGACTTCATGCGTGAATACTACCGCAAAAACGGCTTTTCTGCTGACGGCTGGGTGCTGAAAGCAGACGTCCGCCACTACTTCCAATCCATCCGGCCCGACGTGCTGAAAAAGGACGTTGCGAAGTATCTGCACGACCCTGACTGTCTGGCGCTTGCCTGCCAGATCATTGACAGCACGCCGGACCCGCTGGGCATCCCCATCGGGAATCAATCGTCCCAAATCTTCGCGCTGCTATATCTGAATCAGCTGGATCACCTCTGCAAAGAGCAGCTGCGCTTCCGGTATTACGGCCGATATATGGACGACTTCTACATCATCTGCGAGAGCAAGCAGCGGCTGCAGGAGGCCCTGGTGGTGATCCGGCAGCACCTGGCCGAGCGCGGGCTGGAGCTGAATCAAAAGACAAACATCTTCCCGCTGCGCAACGGCCTGGACTTCCTGGGCTTCCACACCTACATCGACGACGCCGGGCGTGTGATCCGCAAGGTGCGTAAATCCAGCAGAGACCGCATGAAGCGGAAACTGCGAAAGTATGCCGCACTTTACCAACGCGGCGAGATCGACCGCGAGAAGATCGCGGAGAGCTACACCAGCTGGCGCGCCCATGCCCTGCACGGGGATTGCAGGCAGCTGGTGGCAAAATACGATCAGCAATTCCTATCAATATTTGAAAGGAGACCCGAACATGTCCAAGAAGATCAGCACTCTGGCCGTGGGTGCTAAGGTACGCGACCCGCTGTCGAAGTATTACGGCGTCCCCGTGGGCTTCCAGATCGCGGACAAAAATCACGCGGGCTATCCCGCAAACAGCACGACGCTGGCCGCGGAAAAGATCCTGTGCCTGAAAGCCTTCGACGCGAAGGAGAGCGGCGGCAACAGCGACCGGCAGAACTACGGCAACAACCGCTACAGCCTGGCGAATATCCGCCAGTGGCTGAACAAGTCCGGCACCAACTGGTACCAGGCGCAGCACAGCTACGACCGCGCGCCCGGCTCCAGCTACGTCTGGAACGGCTACAACGCATACGACACCGAGGCGGGCTTCAAGACCGGCTTTTCTCCACAGTTCCTGGCTGCGATCCTGCCGACCACGCTGACCGTGGCGAAGCCCACAACGGACGGCGGCGGCAGCGAAACCGTGACCGACGACTTCTTCCTGCCGTCCAAGCAGGAAGTGGGCCTCGGCTCTGAGAACGGCATCGCCGAGGGATCGCTTCTGGCGCTGTTCAACAGCAACAACAGCTCCCGCCTGCGCACCTGCACGCCGCAGGCCATCGCAAACAGCAGCTATACCAACAACCCCAGCAGCGCGGCCAACTGGTACTGGCGGCTGCGGTCCCCGAACTCTGGCCGCGCGTACATCGTCCGCAACGTCTATTCGGACGGCAGCGAGCTCAACGACTACGCGTGCCACGGCGACGTCGGCGTCCTGCCGCTTTGTAATCTGTCCTCTGATACCTTGGTATCTGACGAGCCTGACTCCGAAGGCTACTACACGATTCAGTGGAATCAGGCCCCGACTACGCCCCCCGGCATCACCGTACCGGACAGCGTAAAGAGCGGGAAAGACGCAGCGATCAGCTGGGCGGCGTCCACCGACCCAGAAAGCGACGACATCACCTACCAGCTGGACCGCTGGAGCAACAACACGAACGCATGGGCCACGATCTACACCGGCAGCAACACCAGCTTTACCGACACCGGCATCACCACGGCGATGGACAGCGTGCAGTGGCGCGTCCGCGCGAAGGATAGCAAGGATGCGTACAGCGCCTATACGACGAGCCAGGTCAAGACCGTAACGCACAACGCCGACCCGACCGTTTCCGGAGCCGACGCCAACCTGGGCGCGGTGACGTCGCCCCCATCCAGAGCCTACACCGTGGGCGATGTGGACGACGGCGACACCCTGACCATCGTGGAGGCGCTGGACGGCAGCGAGGTGCGCACCATTGCGGACGCGGAGCGCGGAAAGACCTACACCTTCGGTCTGACGGCCGCACAGTTTGCGGCGCTGGCTGCTGGTGAACACAGCATGACGATCACCGTCACCGACAGCGCGGGAAACAGCGCGACGCGCGTCGTGACCTTCTCCCGCAGCATCACGATGATCAGCGTGCAGCGCGACGCCATCGAAACGGACGCCATGGCCGAAAAGGTCCTTATTTCCGTGCGCTTTTTGGGCGCGGAGAACAATCTGACCGTGGAGGCGTGCAACAACGCGAAGGACGCCGTGCCGACGTGGGAGGCCGTCACCCCTGGCCGCAAGCACCTGTTCACGAACAAGACGAAGACGGCAACGAAGTGGGCTGTGGGCGTCCGTGTGAAACTGACGAAGGCGAGCACCAGCGACACCATCGCGCTGTACGGCGTAAGCGGCTCTTACCTGTAAGGAGGGAAAAGCATGAATCTGACAGCAGCCAGAGAACTGAACAAGCAGGAAGAAGCGCAGCAGCAGCTGCATCTGTGGGCGGCAATTTTAGCCACCCACGACGCATTGATCGCGGGCGGTCTGACCGGCCTTCCTGCGGTCCATGTCGAACGCGCGAAGGCGGTGCTGCTTCGCGCCGGAGATAAGGACGCGGGCGACTACACAGACACGGAACTGCGCACGATCACTGTCACAAGCGGCGCACGCGTCTGGTCTGAAATCGACGACGGCGACCCGATCTTCCGCAACGAAGCCGTAGTCGGCAGCAACGGCGACCTTTACATCACCACGCAGCAGCACTACAAGCGCAGCGACCTTCTGCCCGGCAGTACGGCGGCCAGGACGCTGTTCCGCCTGCTTCGCACAGAGCCGGAGGACGGCACCGTGCTGGACTTCGCGTGGGGCGAGCTAGTCCCCTATGGCGCGAAGCGCAGGGACCCGCAGGACGGCAAGGTCTACACACCGATCCACGAGCAGGGCGTCACGCTCTACGAGCCGCATTATCCGCATCTGGTGCCGTCCGAATACAAGCTGGTCGAGGACAGCAGCGGCGGAGACGTCGGCGACGACACCGTGCTGCGCTGGGCTGATCTGGAGGACGGCCACACCTTCAATGTCGGCGACAGATTCAGCGACGACGGCAAGACCTACGAAGTGCTTCGACAATTCTTCAAAGCGGACAGCTACCGCCCACCCGCTCTGATCGGGGACTTCTACCAGCTGGCGGGGTAAGGAGGAAAACATGAACATTAAAGGCATTGACGTGTCCGTATGGCAGGGCAAGATCGACTGGAAGAAGGTCAAGGCAGACGGCATTGTGTTCGCCATGATCCGCGTCGGCTATGGCAGCAGCCAGGGCGACAACTGCAAGATGGACACCTATTTCAAGGCCAATGTGGAGGGCGCACTGGCTGCTGGCGTGGAGGCGGGCATCTACTTCTACAGCTACGCAAAAAGCGCCCAGGCGGCCGCCAAGGAGGCGGCGTGGGTAGTGAAGCAGATCGCCCCGTATAAGGGCCGCATCCTGTACCCCATCGCCTACGATCTGGAGGACAACAAACAGGCTGGGCTGGGGCGCGATGTGCTGACCGCTATGGTGACGGCCTTCTGCACGACCATTGAAGCCGCGGGCTATTATGCGTCGTTCTACTGCAACACCAACTGGTGCAAGAACATGCTGAACATGGACGATCTGAAAGGCTTCGATCTGTGGCTGGCACAGTGGGCCAGCCAGCCGACGACGGCCTACAGCTTCGGCATGTGGCAGCGCAGCAGCTCTGGCAGCGTGGCGGGCATCAATGGGCGCGTCGATCTGGACGTCGCCTACAAGGACTATGCGGCCATTATCAAGCGTACAGGGCTGAATGGGTACAAGGAGACCGCGCAACCCGCACAGGAGCCGGAGAAGCCCGCACAGCCCACGGAAACGCCTGATGTGAACGACACCCGCAAGAAGATCGTCCGGAAGGCCATCGGCGAGCTGGGCGTGTGCGAGCCGACCGGCGACGACAAGTATATCCGGTGGTACAACACGGAGGTCCTGAAAACATGGAGCCTGCCGCTTGATGCGGCGTGGTGCGCTATGTGGGTAAGTTACGTCACCAACTATCTGGCAGGCATCGCCCGCGACATTGTGAAGCCCTACTGCGGATGCAGCACCGGCATGGCCTTCTTTAAGGCGCAGGGCGTCTTCCATCCTTCGGCGGCCTGCGGCGGCACATACACCCCGCTGCCTGCTGACATCGCCTTCTTCAAGGATAAGAAATCCACCGCAGAAAGCACCCACACGGGCCTGGTGGAGTATGTGAAAGACGGTGTTCTGCACACCATCGAAGGCAATACCAGCAACGCCGTGAAGCGCCGCCAGTACGATCTGAACGACACCTACATTGTGGGCTATGCGGCCCCCAACTACGGAAAGGAGAACATCGACAGCATGACCAAGGCCGAACTGAAACAGCTGATCCGCGAAGTGATCGCAGAAGACAACCCCACCTATGCGGACCTGAAAGACGTGCCCGCTTACTGGCAGGAGCAGGCGAAGGCGCTGCTGGACGCCGGAGCCGTCAACGGCGGCACCCCTGCGGACGTCAACCCCACTGATCTGAATCTGCGCCACGAGACGCTGAAAGCTGTGATTATTGCGTCGCTTTACCACGACGCAAACACCCCCGAAAAGTGATCATAAAACCCCGCCATTCAGGCGGTAAAATTAAGGAGGAAAAACACCATGAAAAACACCACCAAAAAGGCCCTGAAAGTGATGCTCATTTTGACCATGCTGGTGACGCTCTGTGTGGCGCTTGCAGCGTGCGCACAGACCACCGAAACGGGCACCACCGACCCCATCATTCTGGAGCTGGTGAACGTCGGCCTGGACATTCTGGCGAAGGCTGCCATCGCGGCCATCGGCCTGGCAGGCGCGTGGGCGACCGCCAAGATCGGCCAGAACAACAAGCTGGCAAACATCAAGGCCGCTATCGGCCAGGTGACGCAGGCAGCACAGACAACGGTCGGCGAATTGCAGCAGACTACCGTCGAAGCAATGAAGGCGGCAGCGGCTGACGGCAAGCTGACCGAGGACCAGATCAGGACACTGAAAGCCGATCTTTTGCGCATGACCAGAAAGAAGCTGGCGGAGCCTACCGTGCAGCTGCTGGAGGCGGCGAAGCTGGACATCAACGCCATGATCCAGGGCGCTGCCGAGGACCTGATCAATCAGATGCACACGACGCAGCAGCTGATCGCTGGGGAACTGATCGTGGAATAAGACGACAAGAAGGGCGGCCGCAAAACGCGGCCGCCCTTCGCTTTTTATGCAGAATGTTATGCAGGCGTTATATTTGACACGGAACGCGCGCGGTTTGCCAGCGAGCGCGCGCCGCTACATTCACCTGCACACCGTTCTGATAGGTCACGACATTGCTGCCGCTCTTGACCACGACCCAGTGCGTCCACTTGCCAATGCCTGCTTTCTCAGGCTCAGGCCAATATCCAATGACATACGTGCTGCCGTCACCGCCGCTCGTACCGGGCTTTGTAATATAGCTCTTGCCGTCAGCAAATGTTTCATATACCGGGGATCCAGTGTTGACATGGGAAATCACTGTCGGGGAGGTGCGATAACGCCATTCAAAAACGGCATCGTAGAGGCCCTTTTGCAGCGTCTCGTCACGATACATGCCGATGATGGGCGTAAAGCGATCCATCTCGACGTCATTCTTCAGCCAGAAGCTATAGGAATAGGTATCTTCGACTGCATCGTTGATGTATTTCATGCCTTCCGCGGTAACAGCTACGCGGTCGAGCACGGAGCCATACTGATCTCCACAGAAGCCAAGCGCCGTGTTTTCCTTGCCGCCCTGACCGATGGCTGCATAAGTACCTTCTACGAGGGCGTCATGACCGTTGCCGCTGGCGTCCTTCAGATAAACCTTGCCGTCTTTTTCATAGGTGTCGGCTGCATCCATGGTGTAGCTCATCAGGAGACGTGCAGGCTCGGTCAGCTTCTCGAAGATGTAGGTGTCTCGGTTCAGCCTGTACAAAGAGGCCGTGCCCCATTGATAAGTTTTCCCGTTAACCTCCGTGCTTCCACTTGTTGCGCCATAGAAATAGTCATTCCCGAGCGAGCGCAGGCCGGTGGAGAATTGAGAGCCTTTGCCGCAGATCTTGCAGGCCTTGCCTGTCTTGCCGTAGGTCTGAGCAGTATGGTCATTCTGCAAAGTCTTGCCGCTGCCGCAAAGGCATTTGAGCGTCATGTGCCAACCGGTTTCCTGCTCGGTTTTGTCACCGTCGCTGTCAGCGTCTTCATAGTCGGTGTAGCAAGCTGCTGTGGCCTTTGCTTCTGCTTGGGTAACAAAACCAGCTGCATCGCCGGTAACGCTCTGACCGACTTCAACTGTGTCCATGTAGAGCGGGACAGAACCGTCAATGACATAGCGGCTTGTGCCCGGGAATTCTGAGCCGCTGGGACGATCGTAGCATTCCAGCCACAGGTCGCCGGTTTTCTCGTCATATTCGAGCTGCTGCACACCGTAGGTCTGATTTCCGGCATAGCAGAAGAGCTTATGCTTGTAGAATAGCTTTTGATTTTCGGTGTAGTCCTGCGTCAGCAGGTCTTCTGTAAAGGGAAGTAGATTATCACTGGTGATATTTTCGGGGTCATATACCAGAAATACAAAGTTTTCATTGTCATAACGTTGTGCGTTACCATAGGGACCATAGGTCACAATCATGTATCGCTTATCGCCAGTAGACTGATCGACCGTTCCGTCGCCGTTCATGTCATAACCACGACCGGGGAGCGTTCCGAAGGTAATCCCGTCGATACCGCCTGTACCATAGCGATGCCCCATGGAAGTCGCACTATTTCTGTGTTCGCCCGCCGTCAGCTCATTCTTGAAATCGTCACCAACCTGCGGGACATACAGTCCATACATGACGCCGGGGGTGGTATATGGCATATCCATTTCAGTGATCTTGGCACCGTCGAACACGCAGATATACCAACGCTCCGATGCCTTGTATTCCAGAGAACCATAAATCTTGCCATCGTAATAGCAAATGTCACCGATATGCGCACCGCTCGAAATCGAACCGGCGGCCAAGCCGGTCACGGTGCCGGCGATTCTACCGGTGTGCATATCTACCTTGACGAGCATATTGGTGAAGGAGGCGTAAAGATAGTTCCCATCATCATCTGTGCAAATGCCCTGCAGATGGCCTGCGCCGCCCTCGGATGCCACAGTTGACCAACTGCCAAGGTCGAGCGTGTATTCGCAGCTGTCCACTACTTTGCGGGCAAGCGAACCCACGGGAGGCAGCTCTTCCGTAGATGCCGCAGTTGTCACGCAGATCATACCCGCGCACAGACACACAGCTAGAAGGAGGCATAGAAGTTGTCTTGCAATATGTTTCAT